ATGTAGGGGGTCTATATGAAAGGCATTGATTCCACTCGGCATGGGGCTTACACGCAAAGGATTACAGAATGGCGGGCGTGCAGGGCGGCCACCTCTGGGGGTGTTGCGATAAAAGAAGGTGGGTTTCTAGTTAAGCCGACCCGAAGGACGTGGACCCCCGAAGATGATGATGACTGGAAACTTTACAATGCACTCGCCATTTACTACAACGGAACAGGGCGGACTGTGGAAGGATTAGTCGGGCTAGTCTTTAAGGTCCCGCCTTCAATCGAAGCGCCGGCAGGGGCGGAGAACTTGATCGATGAGGTTACGTCGGATTTGCAAAGTCTTGTAGATGTGGCGAGAACGTGTGTTACCGAAATCGTTATAGTGGGGCGTGTCGGGGTCCTGGTCGATTATCCGGAAGGGGACGAACGAGGTTTGACAGTTGCAGATCGGCTACGGCTTGGCCGGAGACCGATGATAGCGGTTTATCTTGCAGAGTCAATCATGGACTGGCGCGTAGAGAATATCAATAATAAGGCCCAGCTAGCCTTTGTTAAGCTCAAAGAAACCGTGGTGGTACCCGATCCGATTGATGAGTTCAGCCATTTATCCGTTGAACAATATCGGGTTTTGGATATGGTGGCGGTCAATCCGCCTGATCGGGGACGGCCCGGGGTTGCGCGAGTCTATCGTCAGCGTGTGTTTAGGAAAAACGAAAAACAGGAATGGGTGCAAATATCAGAAGTTTTCCCGCTTACATTGGGGCAATATTTCGATTTTATCCCGTTTACATTTATAGGGGCAGAAGGAACCCAGACAGATCCGACGGATTCTCCTATAGCTGACCTTGCAAGGCTGAATATTGCGCATTATCAAAACTCAGCAGATTATGAATGGGGGCTTCATTATGCCGGAAGTCCTACTGCGATATTCTCCGGGGCGTTCGCTCCGGGGGGCGATGGAAATGATGACGTGCTGGAAATAAGGCTCGGCTCAAGGTCCGGGATCCATTTTCAGGATCCTACGGGTAGCGCTAAGTACCTTGAATTTACCGGGCAGGGGCTTGATGCGATAGCAAAAGCAATGGATACCAAATGGGACGCGATGGCGGCTCTCGGGGCGAGGTTACTAGCTCCGGAAAGACGACAAGTTGAATCGGCTGAAACGGCATTGATTCACCGCGGTGGCGAAACGTCAGTTCTTGCAAATATCGCGAATGTTGTCAGTGACGCGCTGTCCTGGTGCATGAATATTCTTATACGATGGGCCGGGGTATCCACAGCGGGTGAATTCAAGCTACGGCTGAATACTGAGTACGTACCTATGGCGCTAGATGCAGGAGTCCTTGATTCCTTGGTTAAGTCTTGGATGGCGAACGCGCTTACGATTAAGGACCTTTATTATAATTTCCACCGTTCTGGGGCAATCTCACCGGATCAGAGTTATGAGGAATGGAAAGAGTCCCTTGAAAGCGCCGCTCCACCCCAGCTGATAAATAATCCGATGTCGGGTAACGCCCAGAATGGAAATGGCTAAAAATGAAAGGCGATAATTCCGCTTCAAAGCTGGTATTCGATGAGATTATAAACCTTGAAGCGCTCTTATTCCGCTATAATGCTCTAGAAGCGCAGAAGATAGCGTCGAAAGCGTTTGATGTTTCCTTAATTGCTAAGATTATTCAGATGGATGCAACCACTCCGGCAAGCAAGGATCGCTATAACAAAATCCGTGAGACCTTCCTTGATTACTACAATACGGCTTCTGCGAAAGCTCACAATTCCACGATGCAATCGGGTAAAGATGTCGCTGGTATGGCGGCGGGTGGGGTTGCCGGGGCGCTTGAAAAAGGCATTCCGGTTGTGATTACCGCCAAGGTTCCTTCACCCCAACAGATCCTTACCGCGGCCGAAACCGATCCGATGACTGAACAGGGCTGGCTTGTTAAGGATTCCTTTATTCAATGGGGGAAAGCGTCGGGGCAATATATCGCGACGTCGGTTGTTAACGGGTATTTAATGGGCCAAACAGCGGACGAGATTAAGGCGAGGCTTGTGGGACAGTCGAAAAACGGATTGCTTACCGGGGAAATTGCAAAACAGCAAAAAAGCCTAGAGCGGCTTATTCGGACAACGCTCCAACATATAGAATCCAAAGCTCGGGATATGACATATTCCGAGAATGAGGATTTGATAAAAGGTTGGCAATACGTTGCCACGCTTGATACTCGGACGTGTCCTGAATGCGGGGCGCTTGATGGGAATGTATATGACCTTGGGGTGGGGTTAAAACCGCCGATTCATTGGAATTGCCGATGTACCACGGTTCCAGTTGTCAAAGGCTGGAATGAGTTAGGGGCGTCGTTTAACCCTGGGAAATGGGGCGATGAACAACGGGCGTCGATGGATGGACAGGTTCCTGGGACCCTAACATGGAAAGAATGGATCGCTAAAAAAGAAGCTGCGGAGCCTGGGTTTGCTAAAGCGGCGCTAGGCCCGGCCAAGTATGCGATGTGGAAATCTGGCGCTTGGGAGCCGGGGGAATTTGCTCCGAATGATGGGGCGTATACGGCTGACCAGCTAAAAGCGATGTTGGCTACGAAAGGGTCTAATGCGGCTCAAGAAATAGCGAAACAGAAGGCCGAAGAGGAAGCTAAAGCCAAGGCCGAAGAGGAAGCGGCTAAGGCCGCAGAGGCGGCGGCGCTTAAGGCCCAGGCTCAAGAAGCGGAACTTAAAGCCTACGCTAAAGAACAGCTTGCAAAGGCGGAGTCGGAAGCTAAAGCGCGGCTGGTAAATGAGCCAGGAGTCGCAGGAGCTAAAGCCTTCGGGGATACGCTAACAGAAAAGTCAGCCGTGGTTGGGGGTTCTACCGGGGCGAAAATGTACGTTGACCCCTCTGGTGAAAAATGGTTTGTGAAAATGTACTCGGGCAACGTTACTCAAGCCCAGAATGAGTACATTGCGGCGAATATTTATAGGACGCTAGGAATTAGGGTTCCCGAGGTTCGAATGGTCGAAATAAACGGGCAACTCGGGATCGCGTCAAAGAATGTCGGTACTGGATATGTTGAGCTTAATTCCGTACCGCTAAAAACCGCTCAAAGTAGCTCATTCATAAAGAATGGGTATGTCGCGGATGCGTACCTAGCTAATTGGGATGTGGCCGGCTTGTCAATGGACAATATCATGGTCAAATTGTCCGCGAACAAAAAGCTGGCCGATGCTGTCCGGATCGATACGGGCGGGGCGCTTTTATACCGGGCCCAGGGGACTCCGAAAGGATCCGCGTTTGGGGCCACTATTAAGGAATTCGACACGCTACTCGATCCGAGTATCAACCAAAATACGGCGAAGTTGTTTTCAAAGCTAACCAAGCAGGAAATAATAAAGCAATGCAATGATTTGTTAAAAGTCCCGCATAGCGAAATCCGGGAGATTATCCTAAATTCGGGAATAAGCAAATCTGAGGCTATACTCCTAGACAAAACATTGGCCGATCGTCGCGAATCCGTTCTTGATTATAAGCTAAAACTTGAAAAGGAATTAAAGGCGGAGCGGAAGGCCGCGAAGTCAATAGAGCCGGTCCCGGGTGTTACCGATTCGATATGGAATGGAAACCCGGTCCGATATGGGTTGCCGGACGGGGCGAAGGTCTATTCGGCTGATGAAGGAACTAAGGCATTGGATGCTGTTAAGCAAATGTTTGATGACCTCCCGTATGAACAGCAATCCGCGTTGAAAAACTATACCGGATCCGGCTATCACGACATCAACGCTTCGGCAATGAGGGGGATGACGACGGAGCCGCTTGACAAGGCTTTAGATGGGGGACTTCCAAGACTGGATTGTGTTGTGTTTCGCGGGGTTGGAGATGGCGGCGCAATGTATGATAACTTTGATAAGTTTGTTTCCGGGGAATGGGCCGGGGTTCACTTTTCGGCGTATACTTCAACCGCATATCAGAAGACTGGGTTTTATGGGGGATCGCGGCTTCGTCTAGTAATTGACCAGCACGGGATGCAGAGCGGCGGGCTTATAGAGGGGCGGTCCTCTTATAATGGGGAACATGAATATATCATTGGCCGCAATGCCGTGTTCCACGTAAAAGGGTGGGCCGCAAAAGAAGGAATGAAAGTCTTGTATTTGGAGGAAGTCCCGCCTGATCAAATCCCGAATTCTCAGGACAAGCCACAACAATGGGACTATGACGTGCTGATGAATTACCTGGATGAAAGGAAGCTTAAGACAAATTAAGGGGGTGTTCTATGAGAGATCCAACGGTTGATGAATCTTACATGACTTTGCCACCATGCTTCCATTGTAAACATGTTATACAGAATGGGGGACAAAGTTTTGATAAATACACTTGTGAGGCCTTTCCCGATGGGGTTCCGTCTAGGATTACGCTTCGGTATGATAGGCATGACAAGGTGGACGTTTACTTCGGGGATACCATAGTATATGAACCAACGCAGGAGTATGATGACGGCGGTCCGTACTATTACAGTTATGAAGGCATGAAAATTCGTGGAAGGGTGCCTTGACTTCATCGTATGATGGAGTATAATTAGCTAGTGAGCTAGGCTCATGGGGGAGAATGATGAAAGCATTGTTGGCACTTCTCAAGGAGAAGTTCAAAGACAAGTTAACGGATGATATTCGAGGCGAGATTGAAGCGGCTTACGAACAGGATGTTACGGAAGAAGTAAGCGGGCTAAAGAGCAAAAACGGCGAACTGATAGCGGCGAACAAAACACTGCGTCAGCAATTAGCTAGTGGCGGAGGTGCGGATGCGGCCAAGCTGGCGAATGAGCTTGAAGAGATAAAAGAGCGGTCCGCGGCAGAAAAGAATACTTATGACCGGGAGTTGGCGAGGCTGACCCGGGAGTTAGATAAGGCAACGAAGGCGGCCCAGGTTGAATCCCAGGCTGTGGCTCAGCTGGTTGCCGACAATGGGTTGCATGAGGCTTTAGTGGGGGTAGGGGTGAAGCCCGAATTTATCCCCGCGGTAAAAGCAATGCTACGATCCGATGTTAAAGTGAGCGCCGAGGGCGACAAGAGGGTGGCACTCATGGGCGATAAACCTTTGGGTGAAGCAATCAAAGCATGGGCGGCGACGGACGCGGGCAAGGTCTACGTTCTGACTCCACCAAATGGCGGGGGTGGGTCTGGAGGATCCGGCCCCAACGTATCAAGTGGCGGCAAGGTGGTCAAGCGAGCCGATTTTGAGCGGATGACCCCGGCTGACCAGCAGGCTTTCATCGTCAAGGATGGTGGAACTGTCACTGATTAAAGGAGTTTGAAATGACTAATACTATCACTGATCTGATTCCTATTATGTACCAAGGGCTCGATATTGTGGCCCGTGAAATGGTTGGGTTTATTCCGGCGGTAGCAAAAGATGTTTCCGCGGATATGGTCCCGATGGGCGCGTTTATCAACGTTCCCATTGTTCCGAAAAACACTGCTCAGGATATTACTCCGGCGGCGACTCCGAGTGAAGCGAGTGGCCAAGCGATCCCGTACGCGCAGATGGCAATAACGAAATCGAGGAAGGCCATGATTGGGTGGAACGGCGAGCAGATGAAGGCGTACAAGACCAATGGAACCTACGATAAAACGCTGGCGAACCAATTTGCCCAGGCGCTCCGGGCCCTTGTCGGAGAGGTTGAGAATGACCTGGCAGGGCTTTCAATCTACGCCAGCCGGGCTTATGGTACGGCTAGTACCGACCCGTTTGGAACCGCTACGGATATGAGTGATTTTGCGGGTATACGTAAAGTCCTTGAGGATAACGGCGCGCCTACGTCTGATTTGCACCTTGTCCTTGGTTCCGGTCCTATTGCTAACCTTCGGGGCAAGATGTCAAACTTGTTTAAGGCGAACGAAGCTGGGACTGATGCAGTATTAAAAACTGGCCGGCTCTTTGATGTAAACGGCATGGCGATTCATCAGAGCGCATACGTCAATTCTCCAGCTATCGGTAGCCTTGTAGCGTCTGTGAACGCTACTGGGTATCCGGTAGGGGCGACTGACCTGACCTGTACTTATACCTCTGGATCCTCTGCGATTGGTGATATTATTACCATCGGAACGGACCCAAACAAGTACGTTGTCCAGAATGTGCTTTCGGGCGCCGGGGTCCTAAAGATTGCGGCTCCGGGGCTCCGGCAGGCGATTCCTGCGTCGGCTCAGACTATTACCACCCTAGCCAAAAGCACTCAAAACATGGCCTTTCATTCTAGTGCAATTCA